CAAAAGTTCAGGCCGACACCGGGCGACCCAAACGCCCTTGTCGCCCGATTTTTTGCGCGGCAATTTTTCAAGATCTAATTCGCGCGAACTCGGTTCGGCTGTATTAGTGGCCGTCACTCTGAGTGACGTCACGCTGTGTGACGGGGGTGGTGATCATGGGGGCGGTCACCGACGCGATCAACGCGGAGATCGAACAGCTCGCCGTCGAGTCCGTCTCGCCCGGTCTCGCCGAACTCGCCACCAGCCTCGCCCGCTCCGTCGACGAGGCCGAAGCCCCGACCGCCAAGGCCGTCGCCGCCCGCGAACTCCGCGCGGTTATGGCCGACCTTCGCCGCCTCGCACCGGTCGCATCGAAGGGAGACGCCGTCGATGACATCGCTGCTCACCGAGAGAAGCGCCGTGCCGCAGCCCGGAAGGCCGCCGGTGGCTGACGAAGACCGCGTGCATGGCTGGCAGCAGCCGCCCATCGAGACCGTCCCCCCGTCCGTGTCCTCCGCCGGCCAAGAGGCCATCGACCTCGCCGCCCGCGCCGGGCTGGTCCTCGACCCCTGGCAGCAGCACGTCCTCCGGCTGGGGATGGGCGAGAAGCCGGACGGCTCCTGGTCGGCGTTCGAGGTCTGCGTGAACGTCCCCCGCCAGAACGGCAAGGGGGGCATCATCGAGGCCCGGGAGTTGTGGGGCCTGTTCGTCGGCGGCGAGCAGCTGATCCTGCACAGCGCGCACGAGTTCAAGACGGCGAAGGCCGCGTTCAAACGGATCGAGCGTCTCATCCGGGGATGCCCTGACCTGCACAAACGCGTGAAGGCGTACCGGTACACGGTCGGTGAGGAATCGATCGAGCTGCACTCGGGGCAGATCCTGCGGTTCATCGCCCGCTCGAAGGGCTCCGGCCGCGGCTTCACCGGCGACTGCAACATCCTCGACGAGGACATGATCCTGGGCGACGACGCGATGGACGCGCTGCTGCCCACGATGGCGGCCGTTGAGAACCCGCAGATCTGGTACCTGGGGAGCGCCGGCATCGGCCCCCTGTCCGTGCAGCTGGGCCGCCTGCGGCGCCGCGCGCTGGCCGCCCTGGAGGCCGGGCAGCCGGACCCGTCGCTCGCCTACTTCGAGTGGTCCGCTGACCTGCACGTCGACGAGTGCCCGGTCGACTGCACCGCGCACGACGACCCCGCCTCCGACGAGACGGTGCTGAAAGCGAACCCGGCGGTCGGGTACCGGCTGACGCTGGAGAAGGTCGCCAACGAGCGGGCCACCCTCAGCCGAGACGGATACGCCCGCGAGCGGCTCGGCGTGGGCGACTACCCGACCGACGTGGCCGACACCTGGCAGGTCATCGGGGAGGACGCCTGGCGGGCCCTGGCGGCCGCGGAGTCCGCGCCGTCGGACCCAGTGGCGTTCGCCATCGACATGACCCCCGAGCGGTCCCATGCGGCCATCGCCGTGGCCGGGGAGTGGCGGGGCGGTACGCACGTCGAGGTCGTCGACCACCGGCCCGGTACGGGCTGGATCGTGGAGCGGGCCAAGGAGTTGCACGAGCGGTGGCAGCCGCGCTGCTGGGTCGTCGATGGGGCAGGGCCGGCAGGGTCGCTCATCGCCGAGTTGGAGGACACGCTCGGCGTCGAGGTGGTGCAGCCGAAGGGCCGGGACGTCGCCGCGGCGTGCGGGCAGTTCAACGACGCGGTCGCCGCGCAGACGCTGACGCACCTGGACCAGGCGCCGCTGGCGGCGGCTCTGGCGGGCGCACAGCAGCGTCCGCTCGGGGACGCGTGGGCGTGGGCGCGGCGGATCGTGTCCGTGGACATCAGCCCGTTGGTGGCGGCGACGCTCGCCAAGTGGGGGCTCGGCGTGGACGTCGAGGACGAGGGAGCGCCGAACCTGTGGTGAGGACGAGGACCGTGCTGTACCTGCTGGAGATCCTGGCCGTGCTCACCTCCCTCGTCGGCGTCGCCCTGGTGTACGTGCCCGCCGCGCTGATCCTGGGCGGCCTGGCGGCCGTTGTAGCGCTGGAGCGGGCCATGGCCGGGCCACCGCCGACACCCCGTAAGGAGGCGCGCTGATGGGCCTGTTCGGTCTGTTCGAACGCCGGTCCGTGGAGAACCCGGCGGTGCCGCTCACCTCGGCCAGCCTGACCAGCCTGCTGGGCGGCACGTCCGGCGAGGCGGGCGTGCCGGTCACGGAGACCAGCGCACTGCACATGCCGGCCGTGTGGCGGTCGGTGTCGCTCATCGCGAACGTGTCGGCGGCCCTGCCGCTGCACACGTACACGGTGGACACGAAGGATCGTGTCGCAGTTCCGTTGCTGAGGAAGCCGCACCCCGAGCTGACCCGGTTCGAGCTGTGGCGGCTCGTCTACGTGCACCGGCTGTTGTGGGGTAACGCTTACGTGCAGAAGGTGCGCAACGGCGCCGGGCAGGTTGTGCAGCTGTGGCCGATCCGCCCGGACCGGGTGAAGGTCGACCGGGAGCCACCGACCGAGGACAACCCTGGCGGCAAGGTGTTCTGGATCCAGGACGACAACGGGGTCCGGCAGCGGCGGACGTCCTACGAGATCATGCACCTGCCCGCTCTCGGCTACGACGGCGTCACCGGCTGCTCCCCGATCCGGGCGGCGGCCGAGGGTATCGGCCTGGGCCTGGCGGCGGAGAAGGCCGCAGCGAAGCTGTACGGCTCCGGCAACATGATCTCCGGTGTGCTGCAGACGGAGCAGCGCCTGAACCGGGAGCAGGCCGAGCAGCTCAAGGCGTCGTGGAAGGCGAAGCTCGGCGGGTACGAGTCCGCGCACGACATCGCCGTCCTGGACTCCGGGGCCTCCTTCCAGCCGGTGACGATGCCGTACAAGGACAGCCAGTTCCTCGAGAGTCGGCAGTTCCAGGTCGTCGAGATCGCCCGCATGTTCGGCGTGCCGCTGTTCCTGTTGATGGAGACCCAGAAGTCCACGTCGTGGGGTACCGGGCTGGAGCAGCAGGCACAGGGGTTCGTCACCTGGGACCTGGCTCCGACCTGGCTCACGCCGACGGAGCAGCGCGTCACCAAGGAACTCCTCTCGGACGACGAGGAAGCCAAGTACCAGTTGGGCGGCCTGCTCCGCGGCGACTCCAGCGCGCGGGCCACGTTCTACCGGGCGATGCGTGACACGGGCGTGATGTCCGCGAACGACATCCGGGACCTGGAAGACCTGCCGCCCATCGTGGGCCCCGAGGGCGACATGAAGCTGCAGCCCACCTACATGGCCCCGCTGGGCAGCGACCCCCTCGCCGCCAAGGCGCCGCCCGCCGGCGGCGGCGAGCCCGACGACCGGGCGGCCCGCGCCGCCCGGCACCTGGCCGCCGCACACGCACTGCTCAACCCCGAGCCCCAGCCACCCCGTGAGGAAGGCGCCGACGATGACCAGCAGGAATGAGGAGCGCCGCGACCTCACCCTGGCTACGGCCGGGGTGCAGCTGCGCGCGGCCGGAGACGACCAGGGAACGCGCGGTTTCGATGGCCACGCCGCCGTGTTCAATCAGCGCACCGCCATCGGTAACCCCCTGACCTGGGGGTTCTACGAGGAGATCGCGCCGGGCGCGTTCACCAAGACCCTGTCTGAGGGGGACGCCCGGTTCCTCGTCGACCACGACACCCGCCTGGTTGTCTCCCGCGTCTCGGCCGGGTCTCTCCGGCTGGCGCAGGACGCCGTCGGTCTGGCCGTCGACGCGGACCTGGACACCCGCCTGTCCTACGTCGGGGACCTCGTCGTGAACCTGGAGAACCGGAACATCACCGGGATGAGCTTCGGGTTCCGCACCGTGAAGGACGACTGGGAGACCGTGAGCGTCCAGACCTCCGAGGGCGACATGGAGGCCGAGCTGCGCATCATCCGCGAGGTGCAGCTTTTCGAGGTCTCCGCCGTCACGTTCCCCGCCTACGAGGGTACCGACGCCGCGCTGCGCTCGGTTGGGGTGGCGCTCGCTGCACGCGGCGACGACGACGCCTTCGACCGCCGGGCCGCCCTGCGCCCGGAGCTCAACGACTTCCGCCGCGAGCCGGCCGCCAAGGCGGCCACTCGGGGCAGTGACGCAACCCAGCCGGGAGAGACCACTGGGGGCCGTCAGGCGAGGCAGATGGAGCTGCTCGCCGCCCGCTACCGCCTGGCGCGGTAGCCGCACCCACCAACCATCCCCCAGCCCTTCGCCGCCCGGCGTGGGGCCCTTCGTGCTGGAGGCACAATGCCCACCCTGAAGGATCTGCTGGACAAGCGGGCGTCCGCCTGGGACAAGGCGCAGGAGTTCCAGAACCGCGCGGCCACCGACGCCGAACTCTCGGCCGAGGACCGGGCCGCGTGGGACGCCGCCCTCGCCGACGTCGAGCGGCTGTCCGCCGACATCGAGCGCGAGGAGCGTCACCAGCGCCTGGCGAACGTCGACTACTCCCAGGTCATCGAGGCGACCCGCGAGACGGACGCCGAGCAGCTCGGCGGCGAGGACCGCGCGGCGGCCTACGCCGACGCCTGGCGCTCGTGGATGCGCCAGGGCACGACCGAGCTGTCCAGCGAGGAGCGCACCGTGCTGCGCACCGGCTGGGTCGACAACAAGGAGCTGCGCGCTCAGGGCGTGGCCACCGGCGCGGCCGGCGGCTATATGGTCCCGGCGCCGTTCCGGGCCAAGCTCATCGAGGCGCAGAAGTTCTACTCGAGCATGCGGGACGTCGCCGAGGTCATCACCACGGAGACCGGCGCGACGCTGCCGTGGCCGACGAACGACGACACCGCGAACGTCGGCGCGATCCTGGCGGAGAACAGCCAGGTCACCGAGCAGGACGTGACGCTGGGTACCAACGACATCGGCGCGTACATGTACACGTCGAAGCTGGTCCGGGTGTCGCTCCAGCTGCTCAACGACAGCGCCTTCGACCTGGAGTCGTGGCTGGCGCAGGTCCTCGGCCGGCGTATCGGCCGTGCCCAGAACGCGCACTTCACCACCGGCACGGGCACCGCCCAGCCGGAGGGCGTGCAGACCAACGCGGTCATCGGCAAGACGGGCGGCACCGGTCAGACCACGTCGGTGACCTACGACGACCTGATCGATCTGATCCACTCCGTGGACCCGGCGTACCGCAACAGCGGCCGCGCGCGGTTCATGCTGAACGACGCGACGCTGGCCGCCGCGCGGAAGCTGAAGGACGGCCAGAACCGTCCGCTGTGGGAGCCGTCCATCCAGGTCGGTGTCCCGGACGGGCTGCTCGGCTACGGCTACACCATCAACCAGGACATGCCGGTGATGGCGGCTAACGCCAAGTCCATCCTGTTCGGCGACTTCTACGCCGGCTACCTCATCCGCGACGTGCAGGACGTGCAGCTGCTGCGTCTCGCCGAGCGGTACGCGGACTACCTGCAGGTCGGGTTCCTGGCGTTCGCGCGCACGGACGGCACCCCGCAGGACACCGCCGCGTACAAGGCGTACCGCAACTCCGCCACCTGATCCGACCCCGTCCATCCGGACCACTCACAGGAAGGCCCGCCCTCATGGCGACCAGCCCGAAGAAGGAGACCCCGGACAGCGGGGTCGTGCAGAACAAGCCCACGGCCGCGGCGGCGCAGCACGGCGACCACGACCGGATCGTCATGCCGTCCCGCCGGGCCGACGGCTCGATGGACCAGCTCAACCCCGAGTTCATCGGGGACAAGGACACGGCCATCGCGGCGGCCAAGGAGCAGCTCGC